ATTGCTAGCCGAACACAAGAAATGTGGTTACACAAGTGATGTTGGCGTGCCGCTTACAGACTTTCAGATGGCTGATGTTGCGACCGACACAGTCGTTTACTTCTTGCAAAGCGTTTTGATTCTGCGCGGTCGTGTGGACCGTACTGGGGCCACCGCAGATCATTTTCGTGCCCTGGTGTTAAACTAGGGCAGACCCGTCTCTATAGACATCACGTGGATTATATGCCCAATGTGTATGAACCAGCTTACAAGGCATTTGTTCCCAACAGACTTTTTGTCGCCACACGCACGTGTGGTAAGGAAGTTTATGACAACACGTGTACGTTTTTAGAGACGGGGCAGTATAAGCATTTTTCAGAGGCGCCGATTGGTGATACAGTGGCTAGGACGATTTTCGGTCCTTGGTGTCGACATACTGGTATGGTCTATGGCAAGTCAGAGCAGAACACGGCTGCCGCACTATACCGGTTGGTCAATTGTAGAACTGGATCGGTGGTATTGGACGACATGTATAGGTTATTACAGAGGAGTTATAAGTGGGAAAACGAGTGGTATGAGCATTATTCTGAACAACTTAAGCTTATATTGTGTGATTTAATTTCGCATGATAGATGGGAGTGGGTTGATTCTTGTGCATTATCTCCCCACGAGAAAAAGAAGTTGAGAGAGGCGGCTTTGAATTATTTAAAGGACTGTGGTAAGTATTATAAGATGCAATACTCTTCACGGTCTGTCAAAGCCAAATTGAAACTCTTTGAGTGGATGAAGCCAGGTAAGATCCCGAGAAATATCGTGGATTTTGGATGTGCTGCCTCATTACTCGCACCGTGGCTCCCTGAGATGCTTAAACATGCAATGGAAGTAGAGTTTGACAGAGATGGAGTGTGGAGTGCTTATGTGCCCAACCCAGATGTGCAACGGTTAACTAAAATGTTTGAACGAATTATCAATCCTGAGAAGGCTGCGTTTGCCTATTTCTCAGATGATGCGGTTTTTAGTTATCGCTGTGCTGACGGAGTGTTGCGTTGCAACTTGGATATTAGCTCCTGCGATTCTTCGCACACCCACAAGCCTTTCTCTGTCTTTACTCGCTTCTATGAAGGGACGGAGTTCAAGCCTCTCGCAAAGGCTTTGGTTGATCAATGTAAACTACCTTTAGTTGTTGACACTGGTGCTGTTAAGCTATCCTTTAAGGGTAAAACACCAACACTGTATTCTGGCAGTACCCTGACTACAGTTATCAACAACATTGCGGTAAGTGCCATTGGTCACAATTTAGTGACACGTCTTTCGTCGAGTATGACCATGAAGGAAGTTTCAGATGCCATTCCTATGTTGGCATTAGAGCTAGGCTATGTGGTCACTTGCGAGGTTTGTGAGACACCTGAGGATTTACAGTTCTTAAAGTTCTCTCCATGTTATGGGATGTTTGGGTTAACATCTATTCTCAATATTGGAGTCGTCTTACGCACTTTAGGTCAGTGTTCCGGGCGCCTCCCTGGGCGTAACAAGGTGCCTCTGCACGATAGGGCTCAAGCTTATATGAGCGGTGTGATCAGAGGTTTTATCCATGCAGGTGACCACGACCTGATGGATATTTTGAAGCGGAAATATGATGGGAACGTGAAGGCTATTGCCTCTAGCTATGTGTTGCGTTTCACATCAGGGAAAACTTCACGTGTACCTATTGAGGCTGTATTGCGTCGATATA